CATGAAGAGCGCCACTCCGCTAGGATCACCGTCCAGCAACGCATCCACAGCGTTCTGCTTGTCGAGCCTGTACTGAATCGCTTCGTTATGCAGCGTGCGCGCCAGCTGACGCGCGTCGTACGCTTCCTCCGGACCTACACCGAACAGCCTCGCAATCTCACCCCACGTCGTTGTCTCGTACAGGAAGCGTCCGCGTCGGTCCACCGCATACCCGCGTGCGATGTTCTCCGTAACGTCCTTGAACTTCTTGCCCCAACGGTACGCGGGAATTGTCATCGTACCAAAGAAATCACGCAGCTCCCTCTTCGCCTGCTCCACTGTGATGGGATCATCACCCACAACCACGTTGTACGCGTTGATGATCGAGCGGAAGAACGGCAGGCTGAGCAGCGGCAACATGGCCTTTGGCCCGAACGCGTTGCGCAGGTCGACCCCCAGCTGCGCGCCGACGATTGGGATGCCGACGAAGAAGCCCAGCAACGCCGTGAAGCGGATCAGCGTCGACGGGTCGTGTTTCAGCATCGCGTCCGCAAAGCCCTTCCGTAGCCCGAAGTTGAGGAACTGCAGGAAGTGCGGCGGGTACGACACCAACACGGTGCTCAGCCGCCCAAGCGGTCCGCGGCTCCCAAGCAGTGGCGCGCGCGTTGCGGGTGTAAAGCCAACCTGTGAGCGGATCATGCTCTCCAACGCGGCGAGGTGCGCTTCCGTCAACTTCAGGTCGGGAAACACCTTCGACGCTTCCGCGAAACCTACCTTGATCGCGTCCTTCCAGTTCAATCCCATCGCCGCGGCCTTCTCGAACCCACCCTCGAAAGCAAAGCCGCGGTTCAGGTTCTCCGTGATGGTCATTGGGGACAACACGAAGTCCGTAACGGCGCGGTTGAACCTCAGGATCTGCCGCGCGAGGGGCGTGTTGCCCTTCGCCTCGGGACCGAAGAAGTCAATGAACTCCGTAAGCACACCCGGTGTGTTGATACGACCACGTGCCTTCACCAGCTTCATCAACGGGCCCACAAACCTACCATTCTCAGCCCACGCGGTGATGAAGCCGCCGAAGATGTTGATGAGCGCACTGTCCGGGCCCAGCGCGCCGCGTAGGAAACCCGTCTGCGCGAGTCGTGCTAGGAGGTCCACGTTGTACGCCTTCAACAACTCGCGCCCGAACAGGTTGTTGGTGGCGTTGAACAAATCCTCCATCACGCGTTCATCCCACGCGCGCGCGCCCGTAATACGCTTCAACGCCAACTCAATCCAACCCTTCTGCGTGAAGGGATTGCCACTCGACCCAGGCAACTGCTTCGCGATGTCACTCCACAGCTTGATGGGCTTATGGAACTGGAGCTTAAACTCCGTCGCCGCCATGAACCGCTCGAGCTGCTCGAAGAAATCACCCGTCTGGAAACGCGCGCGGGGCATCGTCAACTGCACGTACGTTTCGGGAGGCAACGAGTCGCGCACGAATTGGGGTAGATGCTCGGGGGTATTCGCTACCGCACTGAAGTCAAACACGTTGCGGCGCAGGAACCTTTCCATATCGCGCGTCAGCGTCTTGCGCGTTGGGTGTTTGAGGAAAATGTCCATAGCACGAGCGAACTGCTCGGGCGTAATGTTCGCGCGCACCATAGGGTCCAACCTACTGTAGCCCTGCGCTGAGATAAAGTGCGTGCGGAACACGTTGTACAACGCATCGAGGTCCGTCTCGAACCGCGCAACGTTGGCAAACGTCTGTCCCTCTTTCAGCAACCCCTCCGCCACCGCTCGACGCTCGAAGTCCGCGAGGATTTCTTGCGTCCTCTCCAACAACCTCTTGTCCGCTGCGGACGTCGCGCGGATGGTACCTTGCCTCAACGCCAAAGCTCTACGCGCGGCGGGCGTACCCTTGCCGCCTCCCGCCAGTTTCGCCAGCTCATCGAGCTCTGCGCGGTACTGCTTCAACTTATCAGTGTACGCCAACTCCGCACGGTACATGTCGCGCGTGAATTGTCTCAGTAAGGGGTCCGTCTGCACGAAACCGCCCGCGAGCGGGTTCACGATGCGCGTCATCTCACCGCTCGGGCGGTCTGGGGACAACCGCCAAGCGAGCCGTGTCAACGCACGCCGGATCGGACCAGCCTCGGAAGCACCCTCGATCGGTGCACCGCCCGTCTTGAAGTCCTTGATGAACTGTTCGATCTGCTCTTCGGGGATACCGAACGCACGCCCCAACTCGCGGTGCGCTTCCTCGCTAACGGACTTGGGTCCCATCTGCAGCACACGCCTATGCAGCTCGAAAGCCCGCTGCGCCTCGGGAACCGGCACGCGGCGACCCTCCACGGTCCTCGCCCGCATGAACACGACTTCGAAGCCGCCGTCCGGCAACCTGACCGCTTTGGTAGCGAAACCCAACTGGTGCGCACGACGCATCACCTCGACGGCTTCCTCCGCGGTGCGCAGGTCCTCGACCGTCCCAATAACCGCGTTCTCGGGCAACGTGAGCTCGCGTACGGGTTGTGTGACCTCGGTCTTCGGCAACTCCTGATCGATCGGTGGTTTCTGCTCCTTCACGAGGGCCCGCTGCTTCTGCAAATTAATACGCTGCTCCTTCGTCAGCGGCTTGCCCAACGCCGCGGCTTCGAACGCGCTCTCACCCGTACCGGTGCTCTTGATGACCGCGGGCTGCAAGGGTTTCTTCGCCTGCGTCAGCAAGAAGGCGTTGGCCTCGTGCAACGTACGGAAATCGTGCGACTCCCCACCCTCGCGAATCAACCTCACGCGGTCGGGGTGCACCTGCAGCTCAAAACCGCGCTGCTCCGCAATACGCTTCATCAACGACACGCGAGGAATACCCACGTCCTCGGGCTTCGGCCGTGCTGGCAGGCGCACCCTCTCCGGCACCGTCCCCGTTGCGACGAAGGTACGCACCGTGTTGACGTCAACCTCGCCGCTAGCGCCCACGAATCGCTCGAGCACTCGCGGCGCTACGGGTACAGTCCTGGCGCTGGGAGCGCGCGGACCACGCTCGAGTCTCCTGAACAAATCCAGCTCCGCACGCGCCTCGATCTGCATACGCTCAGGGGTCATAGCCTCAACAGCGCGCTGGGCCTGCTCCTTTGACATCCCCTGGCGTACGAGGCGTTGCGTTACCACAATCTTAAGCTGTTCAGGTGTGAACTCCGTCAGCGGACGAGGTGCGCGACCTTCAACCTCCTCCGCGGCTTTCAGCAGCGCCGTCGCAGCACGCGTCAGCGGAGCCCTGACACGAGCAGCCTTCGCCTCTTCCTCCGTGGGCAGCCTACGTACGCGCTCGCCCACAATACCCGCTTTACTCGCGGCGGGCAGGGGAACTTCTTGAGTGGGCAGCTCCCCACGTGCGATGGTCTCGCGCAGCTCACGCACACGCCTCTCAATCGCCATCGTACGCGAACGCTCGAGGACCTCGCGAGGTGCGGTCCCCTGCACAGGACGGGCACGTGGACGTAGTAAGCCTTGGCGGATCAGCTCCTGTACCCGCGGGTCCTCTACGCTGACCGTGCCCGACGCGATGAGGTCGCGTAGGCGCATTTCCTGTGCGCCGATGGTGCTCTGATCCACCTCGCGGGCTGCTTGCGCAACACGCTCCGCGATCTGCGCCGGTGGCGGTGCATTGGCGATCTCAGCGGCGGGCCCCTGCGGCGCGGCTTCCTCAACTCGTGGCGCAGCGCGTTGCGCAGGCGGAGCGACTTCCTCAACGCGTGCGCGTGGAGCTGGACGCGGCTCAACGCGAGGTCGTGGGGGCGGTACCTCCACAGCAGCGCGTTCTGCAGCACGCTGCGCAGCGAGCGGCGGCATAAGAGGACCTGGGGGAAGAGTTCTCCTCGCGATGTCCTCAGCAATACGCCCAGCTTCACCCAAGCGTACGCGTTGCAGTGCGCCAGGCAACCCAATGCCCGGAATGCCGAGTTGTAGACCGGTTTCAACGATCGCACGCGCTAGTGGGTTGACCTCTTCGGGCTGCGGCAGCGGTCTGCCCGCGACAATCGTTTCCGCTAGCGGTCTGGTCGCCGCTGTGACGGGGGCGAGCACCGCACGAAGTGGCGCAGTCGCAGCCTCCACCGCACCCATCGCGCGTTCCAGCACGGAACTCTCGCCCGACACGACACGGCCGAGGCCTTGGAAGAACTGCTGCGGTGCACCCGTAATCTCCTCAACGAGCACCTGTCCCGCGCGGACCGTTGCGTCCAACACGCCGCGCATAAGGCCGCGCCGCCAGTCGCCGCGCCGGAACCGCGCCATCTCCTCGGGTGAGACTGTGGTGCTGCGCTCGAACTCTTGCAGTTGTTTCAGCTGCGCGGGGGTGAACACACCGGCGATGGGCCTGATCGTAACCGGCGAAGGTCTCCCGTGAAGGTACGCGTCGATGGCCTCGCCGGAGTAACCACTCTGCCTGAGGAGTTGAGCGTGCTCAGCGATCGCGCGCACAATCTCCGGCTCGCTGAGCCCCAGTGCGCGCAGCGCGCGGATCTGACTTCTTAGACCTGGAAACTCCTGCTCGAGATCGGGCACGTTACCTCCTTACCGGCGCTCCGGGCACCGGTGCTCCGGGCAGAATGGCCCTCATCCTCACCTGCCTCAGAAGCTGCTGAACCTCGGGGTCGTTTGCGAATTCCGGGAACCTGAGCATCACCGCACCCAGTCCCCTCTCGAGGAACTCCTGCTCCGTAGCGCGTGTCACCTCCATCGCCGCTCTCGCCGCCTCTGTCATCTTCGGGTCGCCACTCAACACCCCGAGGGTCTCCATCGTTATCCGGTTCCTAGCCCTCAACTGCTCAAGCGAGAGGAGCATCTCCCCGAGCGCCTGCTGGAGCTCCTGCCTGCGCCTCAACCGCGCAGGCGAGGGCACCCGCCCCATGATCTCCATCAGGCGGTTGAGCTCCGACGCCTCCAGCTCCCTACCCGCGCCGATAGTCGCTAGCTGCTTGACCACATCGGGGAAGGCTTCGAGCTCCTCCTGCCCGAAGTGTTGCTGCGCAGCCATAAGTGCCTCGAGGGCCCCCGCAAGCGGGTTCTCGCGCTGCAGCCGCCGCTTCCTTTGCTCCTCCATGAAGCGGGTAAGCGTTGCGGCTCTCGACAGTACCTCTCCGATATCAAGTCCACCGAGCGGCATACCTTCTCACCCCCCAGTCGAACAGCGGCTTCAACGCACGTACGAGTAGCCGCTTCGACGCAACCCACCTACCTACCTTCGCGTACACCCACTGAGCCCACCTCGGCCAACGCGTCGCAACCCACAACCGTGCAGCCACGTTGCGAGGTGTACCGAAACCGTACAGCGCGTCCGCGATCCAACACGCTGCCCCCCAGATCGCCAACGCCAGTGTCAACGCGGTACCGAGCGCAGACCCGAGTTCCGCCGCCGTCGTAGGCGTCTCGCGTCCTCTCGTAACACTACCGGCAGGTGCGAAGGGCACCTGCACCAACGGGATACCACTCGCTGCGCCGAGCAGGGCCTGTGCTAGCGCAACGGGCACTTCCGCCTGCTGCGTGGCGAGTGCACGTTCCAACGCGCCTAAATTCGCAGCCTCTCTCGCACCTGCTACGCCCAACGTAGGCGCGAGGTTCGCTAACAACGCGCCGGTACGGAACCTCTCCGCAGCACCGCGTTGCAGCGCCTCCACAGCTTCCGTCGCAAACCTGCCCGCTGCGCGAGTGAAGAGGTCTTGCTCAACGCCGCCGCCCGGGGCTCCCGCACGCAGCGCTGCGCTCTGAATCTCGGGCGACACCGTTTCCCGGAACGCGCGCTCCAACGGGGTAATGATGGATCGCGGCACGGGCCCGAACATCTCCTCGGCGCCACCGAACACGAGCTGGGACGCTGGACCAAACTGCAGCTCGGTGATCTCGGGCAACGCACGCTCAGCTGGTGAGAGTTGCAGCGCGCGCTCCAACTCCGCCCCGGTCTCTCCCACCGCGCTCTGCAACATACCAGCGCCCTGCCGCGCGAGACCCAGTTGCAACCCCGCTTCCTCGAGCTGAAACGGCAACAGCGCGCGGACAGCCTCTTCCTGAGCGGGTGATATCTGAGACTGTACAACCGTCCTCGTCTGCCTACCGCCTCCGAAGAACCCGCCCACGTCACAGCTCCTTTGCGAAACACATGCGGAACGGCTTCAACCCCGTTAGCCGCATGTACGCCTTCAACCGCTGCCACGGTCCGCTCTCATCCATGAACGCGACCAACCGCGTTGCGCCTCGCTCCCTCGCCCACTCCTCCACGATGTCCATCCCAACGCGCACGGGGAAGTGGTCGGGATTCTGAGCCCATACCAACACGCAAATCTTACCGCCGAAGAAGTCATGTTCCAACACGCTCGCAACCACAACGCTGCGTTCGTAACGCAGGATAAGCGTGTCGGGGTCCCTCCACCTCGCCAGCACGTAACGCTGTAGTTCCTCACTGTGTGTGATGAAGGGGATTAGGTTCTGCAGCGTCGAGATGTCCTGGACACGCTCGATGCTGGTCAACCTCTCCTTCCCATCCGCAACGCTGGCATCGTCCGTAGGCTGGGATTGATGCAAGGCGCTGTCTAAGCTCTTCATCACTGAGCTCCCGCAGGCTCGAAGTTGGCAATGACACCCGTAACCTTGAACGCACTGGTCCCCTCCACTGCGAACGTAAACCACTTGCCCCGCGTGGGTTTCACCATCACAAAACCTCGTGGGCCTACGGTGAACGGGCCCGTGAAGGTGAACGGACCCGTCGGCCTATCACTGATGCCGACGTACCAGTTCGCCGGTTCCGACGACGCCAAGGGCTGCAGCCACGTACACACTACCTCCTGCTGCGGTGGATCGAACACGCGGGCGCCGGGCATCACCGCGGGGCTCTCCACGCGTCCTGTCTTCGCAACACCCCGCTCAAACACCGTCGTCGCGTCAACTTGGTGCACAACGCGCGCGTCGTTGCCGAACAGCACAGTCGGGAAACCGACGACGTTCGACGCGGAGTCCCAAATCCCAGAGTCAGAGTCCCACGGCACCCCTGCGGAGCCGTCCCACGTGGAGCTCTCACGCCGCTCGAACTCAGACACGGCACTACACTTCCTACCCTTCACAGGCCCGGACCACGCCCCTGTGGTGAGGTTCCAGAACCACCACGTGTCGGGAAATTGGCTGCCCGCCGACGGCACGATCAGCGCCATCGTGTACCTCATCTCATCCAGCACGATGAGGCTACGCTCCGCGTTGTCAGGGTCCATCGTGTCAAACAACTGCTCGCGAATCGGCTCTCCCACGGGCTCGAGGTCCACCCCGTTGAACACATACACGTTGTCGTTGCCTAGGAAGATGTGGCGCGTGTCGAGGTTCAACAGCGCGCGGGGCGACACCAACCCAATGCCGTTAACCACCTGCCTCTGCGCGAAGAAGAACGGCGCACCCACGAAGTTGACGAGGTGGATGCTGCGCTCCCTATACACCGCGAGGAAGTTTCCCAACGGGGCCAACGCAACGCCGTGATCCGCCCCCTGGAACAACGTGAGGAACGACGACGTACCCCCAGTGTACACCTCGGGTTGGCCGTTGTCACTCCAACGCAGCATGCGCGGCTTGTTGACGCCCGCCTCAACACGGTTGAGGTGGAACAGGTGGTTCATGTAGGTGGCTACACTGCGGGAAAAGTGCAAACCGCCGTCCGTAGGGCTTCCACCCAGCGTCGTCATGCGGTTCGCCAACACGCCATCCCACTTCACCACGGGGTCGCGCTTATTGTTAGTCGCCACATAAAACAAATCACCCGCGGGGTTCACAACGGTGTCGGCTTGGAAAGCGTCATCCATACCGCCTGTGAAATCAACATCCACGCCGCCTGACTGCCGCGTGATGTTGACAAACGTGTCCGTCGCGGGGTCGAACGCGTACGCTTTACGATCGGTGAACGCCAGAAGGCGCACAGAGCCCGCTTCCATGGGGAACTCGTCGAGGTGCATGATCTGGTTGCCCACAAGCACGTCGGGCGCAAAATCAACGTACCCGGGTGCGAGCTCAAGTTGGCCTTTGAACAGCTGCATATTGTCGCTCACGGGTACGAAACCCTCGGGCAGCATGTGCCTCGCGACGTTGCTCGCAACGCCCTTCGGTGCCAGCGCGATCGTCATCAGCGGCATTAGAAGGGCGCACCTCCACTGATCCGGAAACGTAGCCCCTTCGCGTACACGATCATGTTGACAGCGCTGGGGCCCGCATCCTCCAACATCACCGTCCCGTCCTCCACCTTACCCGCCGCCGGCAACTCCGCGGTCTTCACGATTTCCATCAACGACCTATTCACCCGGAACGCTAGGGTGGACAGTAGCGGGCCGAGCTCCATAACGAGTCCCTCGATGTCCTCGGGGAGGAACGGGTGCTCGTTAACCTTCTCCGCCATACCTCGCCTCCAACGCCAACTGCGTCAGCCCCACGAAGCCTCGACGCACCTCCGTTGCTACCTTGTCCGCCGACGCCTGATTCCGTTGCAGCTCAACAATGGTCTCCCCGAGAAGCACGGGCAGAAACACGAACGCGCAACCCGTATAGACCTGCCCGTCTGCGCGGCGGTACGTAATCCACATATTGCACGCAGCCTGGTGACACGGCTCCCGCAGGAACGGGCACGTCGCCGGTTCCCGCAAATTGGTCTGCCGCTCATCCAACAGTCCCATCGTTAGCTCTTAACCGCAACAATCATATCCCGAGTCGGAGGACGCCATGAACCGTCGCTGCTGATGGTGTGTGTATGACCACCAGCTGCGGCAGTTGTGAACGTCCTAGCCGGAACCGTCTCGCCTTGGCCCGTAAACGTCCCGGACGTACTGAATCTCATGTACGGATCTGACCTGAGGCCAACCCAGCACGAGCCGGCGGGCGGGGTGCCCTGCGTGGCGAAGTCCAACGAGCCCGTGTGCTGGTGATTGGGCTCGGACGAGTTCGACAGTCCGCTGATCGTCCACGACCCGCCATGCACACGCGCTCCTGAAACGATGCGCACCACGCGGTCGTCGATCGCCGTGTCGCGTGTCCACCCGGTCGGCGGGGTGTCCTGATCGAACACCATCCTCGTGCCGCTCGGGAACGCCTCGCCGAGAGTAACTACCTGTGTCCCGGTGTGGTAGCGGAGGTTACCTGCGTTGCGCCGAATCTCGCCCGCCACGACGGGATCCGAGCCCGCGTCTTGGTAGTAGGTGCTCCGCAGTCCGGACGCGGTCACCGCCATCAACGCGTTATTGATGTTGGTCGCGTCCGGGATGCCGAAAATATCGTTGATCGCCCGCTTCAACTCGCGAATGCGATCGTCGCCCAGCGAGCGGTCCTCAGTACCCGGCGGCGTTGCGGGATTGATCTGCTGCGGTAACGCCATCAGCTAACCTCCCGCACGTGCGGTGTCTTCCAGTACTCCACGTCAAAGATACTCGGGATCGCCTTGAACGGCCTTGCTTCGTACTCGATGTCGAGGTCGCGCTTCTCCTCCACGATCATCCTCTGCACACCCAACTCATACAACTGCGTCAACCGCTGGTGCGCAGCCATATCACGCAACCTCGACGCACCAATCGCCGCCACACCCCACACCACGACGTTGTGGTGCCACCTCGCCGGCACAGCGGTCACCTCAGCGGCGAAGTCCGTGATCGGCGATGGTCTGAACGTGCCCGTCAACCTCAGCGTGTACACCGAGTCGGGGCGTGGCGCGATCTGAAACTTTTGCTCATTAATCTGCGTCCACGTCGTAGGTCGCGTCTGCGGCAGGTAGTCGACCGCGGCCCACTGCTGCATGAAGCGGCGCAGCGAGCGTTTCACCAACGTGTACGTCACCGTCGTGCCCGTGTCCAGCACGACTTCCACGATCTCCAGCATGCCTGCTGGTAAGTCGTACACACTCTGCCCCGGTACCGTAAGCACGCTGCTCGGTGGACTCCCAACGAGGTACGAGAACGGCCACCTCGTTGGAAGGTCGTCTACAACAACAGCGTTCAGCGCGTCTCGCAGCTCTTGAGCGAGGGTACGCCCCGTTTCGAGCGGCCGCGTACCCTCGCTCGCGAGCTCGATCAACGCCTTATCAACGATCTGCTGTCCCGTCACTACGCACCCGCGACGATGGCGTCGTACGTCGCCGCGTCCGTACCGTTCGCTACCCGCGTAATGCCCACGAACCTTAACGCCTTGAGCGGCGCGAACCCGATAACGAACGCCGTCCGCTCGTCAGCCCGCTCAACCTGCGCGGGCTCCAAGGCCACAACGTCCGCCGTGAACGCCGCGTCGCTCGCCATCTCGATCCTGTACTGCGTGAGCCCCGTACCGGTGCCCGCGGTGAACGCTTTCTGATAAATCATCACGAGCACCCAACGGGCCCCTCGGGCCAGCGTCAGCACCTGACGAGTCGTGGCGGTCACATCACTGAGCTTCTGCACCATGTCCGGGCCAGCGATGAAGTGCCCGAACAGGGGTGCCGTGATCTCATGCGCCATCAGCTCACCCCCTTACGTGATGTTGTACAGCACGCCCTGCATGCGCCGGTTGCTGCACACCAGGTTGGCTTGCAACACAACCTGCGCGACGCGGTCGAGCTGGTTGGGGATCGGCTTCCAGTCCGTCATCACGAAGTCCGCGTTGCTCTCCACCACGAGCTCGAGGTACCGCTCGTTGAGGAACCTCGCCTGACCAGCCGGTGCGCTGGGCGAGAACGTAATCGCGGCGCCCTTAAACGCTAGCGCCTCGAACCCAGCGTCGCCGAACTTATTGTCCATGATACGCAGCAGGTTCGTCAGCGTATCCTCATACGCCTCGTACACAGCCTGCGTGGTGAGGATCAGCGTCGGGTGGTCGTTCCCAATACTCACGCTATTATACACGTTGGTGAGATTCTTCCTCAACCCATCCGCCGCGACGTACGTCTTGCGGAAGTTGTCCCACCACGTCTGCGTGGCGCTGGGGATACCACCCACGGTGAGCCCAGCGGTGGTGCTCACGATGTTACCCAGACCGTCGAAGTCCAGCCCACCGTTCCCCGTGCCGTCACCGAAGGCCATCGCCTCGAGCTGGTCGATCATCGACAACTCGAGGTTCTTCAGCTTGACACGCACGAGGTTCATGATCTGCTGCGGACCAGCGTTCATGTGGTCGTCGGAGAACAACCGCACAACGCTACCAGCCAACCACTTCCAGTCCCACTTCGAGGTGGTGATGGGGTCGTTCGGCGTAATATCAACCACGCCGCCAGGCCCCAGCGTCTTCACCGTCGTATTCTTCCCGTACATGAGCTGGATGCCGATCCAACGGCCTCCAGTCTCACGACGCACGCGCTGCCTGGAGCTGATCCAGAACCAGAACGGGGTGGCGTTGAAGATGTTGTCCACCACCTCGTCCCGCAGCAGCTGCCAGGTAGTGCTATATAGTGTATCGAACTGCTCAGTCAAACTTGCGGGTGCAGGCACGTCCTACTACTCCTTCTGCTCGAACCCGGCTGCGCGCCACGCCTCGAGGAACTTAGCCTCGAACCCCTCGGGCGGCTTACGCTTCATCTGCGCACCACCCGTAGGGGCCTCCGCTGGCTTCGACGGTTTGCGAGGTGCACGATTGGCCCTCGACTTCGCCAGGTGGTAAGCTTCCTCCGCCGTAAGCGTGGGGTGGGCCCGAGCGAGTCTGATCATCTCGTCCCTGTAGTCCCAGAAGTCGGGGTACTTGGCAGCAGCCTCCTTCACCTGCTGCATCGCAGCAGTGACCTGAGCCTCCTGCTTCAGCGGCACGATGGTTTGGTTGAGCATTCCCCTCACACTCGAGAGGATGTACTCAACCAGATCCTTGTTGGACATCGAGTCGAGGTCGACCTCTTGCTGCTGCGTCTCCTTCGTCGCCAGCGACTTGCCCTTCGTATCCACGTCCCTTATAGCGAGGAACTCCAGATACGCAGGGTCGAGCAACATCTGCTCGTACTGGCTGATCTTGTCCTGCAGCGCTTTCAGCTGGGCCTTCAGCTCGGCCGACTCGTCCACTTGCGGCTGCTGCTGTTCCTCCTTCTTCTCCTCCTCAGCCATCTCCGCCTCCTTTGGCGCTACGACGCAAGTACGTTACTCAAGTTCCGCTCCTTTAGGAGCTGCTTGAAGTGACCCCACGACCTCACCTCCACGGGTTCGTGGCCCAAGTTCGGGTGCCACATCGGCCACAACGCATCCGTGGGAGGTTGGATCGTGCGCAACGTGATCGCGGGTTTCATCGCGCGCATGCAACGCGTGCACAGCACAAACTCGTACTCGTGCGCGTACACCTCGCGCATGTCATCGCAGACTGGGCAGTAAAAATCTCTACGTGCGCGCACCTTGCTGTTGCTGCTGCTGCTGCAACGCCATCAACAACGCGTTGCGCTGCAGCTCCTCCTCCGGTACGAGTAGCGACTCCGGATCGGGCACCAGGTCGCGGAACCTCGACAGCACCTGCATGTACAGCTCGCGCTGCCTGATCCGTGGGTCGCCCCTAAACAAGTTAAACGCCGCGATAGCCATCTGCTGCTCCTGCGCCTTGCTCAGTGGCAGCACGCTGTCCGCAACTACGTACACATCGTAATCACCCCTAATCTGCTCGCCCGTAAACTTGACCCACCCACCCAACGCCGTCACCTGAATGACGCGCTCGGCGCTCCAGTTCTGGAAGATGAGTGGGTGGATCTTGTCCCTAAACGTTTCCGCAATCAAGTCCGCCACCATATCCCGGCGCTCATCAGCGCGCAACATAAAGTGCTCGCGCACGATCTGCGCCTCGGTCGCGGTACGACGCGGCACGTCGAACTCACCGCTCTGGTTGCGGCTGAACCCGATAATCTCACGGAAGTCCTTATCAATGATCTCGTCAACGCGGAACAAATCTGGGGGGATCTCGAAGCGGAACGAGGCGAACGCTGCCTGCGGCGACCCGCTCGCGCGGATGAACGCACCTGGCCGTCCCTGCTCCAGCTTCGTCAGTTCATCCTCTGACACCACGTTGGTGTCCACAATACCCTTCACGTTCGCTAGGCGCTTCGTCACAATCTCGTGCGTGCGATTCTCATTCAGCTCAACTTGCTGCTTGTGAATCTGCTCCACATCACTGACGCCCCAAAAATCCTCGCCGTCGGGATTAAACCGCAACACAACGCACGGTACGCCCGAGATCTCCATGTTGTGCTCTTCATTACGCAACCACTTATCATGATCCATGCTCAACACACGGATCGTACCGTCACGTTTGTCCCAAATCTCGAACAGCTCCACGAACTCCGCACGTGTACCGACGTTGCCGAAGAGGTTGGGGCTGATCACCGCCGCGGCACCGACGTCGGGCTTCACGTTCGGTTGCAGGTTGCGTGTATTGTGGTACACAGGGTCGTGCTTCACATCATCAAGCGGCCTAATCACCCGGAACGCTACCCACGGTGCCTCGTGCTCGTCGCAGAAGCCCCAAGGTACGAGGATGTCTTGCGGCCTGATACGCAGGAACCACGGCGAGTCGGGTTTAATGTAGTCGTGGTACGACCAACGACGCCTCGCCATTTCCTCGACAATCGTCTCCGGCTTCTCGCCGAGGAACTCAGCGACCGCCTCCGTGGACTCGTCGCTCGGCGTGGGCAGCTCGGTTGAGATTGAGTGATAGCCGATCTTACCCACGCCGACGTTCACCACGTACGCGTCGAGGATCATCATCTTCAGCTGCTGCTTAAAGCCGATGTGATCAATAAGCCACGCGTCCACGCTCTCCAAAATCTTCGCTGTGTTGACGAACGCTGGCTTACGGGGTCGGACGATGATCGTCGGCGCCTTGAAGTACAGCTGCGGGACCAGCGCGCGGCCTAGGCCGAAGATGCGGTTGACGCTGACGACGTTGGGTGGGTACTCGTTGCGATACCACTTGCGATACTTTTCCCACTTCTGCAAGCGGCCCTTCGCTTCCTGATACAGCTTGGCCTGCTGAATCTCACCTTTCCAGTACTTAACGTCGTTGCTCAGCGACATACCGCACCACGTCCTCGTGGGTCATCACGCGCTCGACGAAGCCCAACGCGGCGAGTTGGCGCACGTACTGGTCCCTGCAGCTCTCGATCGCTTCCACGCACTCGCGCAACGTTCCGCCATGCTCATGCGAACCGTACGGGCAGCGAGTGGGAGGCGGACTACCCCCAGCGCCTGCGGCGTGCGGAGCTCGGAATACGCCGGGGGCGTCCGCCGTGTCACTCACTTCTTGGGCTTCGCTGCCCCCGCGGGCAACGTCTTGCTCGTCGCCTCAAGCACGCCGTCTGCGCTCTCACTCTGCTTGGGCGACTTGATCGCACCCCACTCAAACTTCCCGCTGTTGGGCGTCGCATTCTCGCCAGCCGGCATCTTACGCCTCCCCTCTCATCCTGGCACGCATCCGTGCTGTGCCGATGCGCGCCGTCTTAGGACCCCGTTGGCTGCCCTGCGGGTTGGCCACCTGCGTTCCCTCCAACAGGGCTCGCTGCAGTGGTCCCATCCCGCGCCTCTGCCCTCTCCTTGGCCCTCTTTGCGGCATCCCTCACCTCCCAATCTTTCCGTCGCCCTTCCGCCCTCATCCCTGCGCCGGAACGCGCCCTCACTGCATCCTCCGCCTACGAAAACTACGCGCCGTCACCCTCGGCTCACGTGGCAACCTGCTCTCGGGTGTACGTGCGAACTCACGCACCTCGGCGTCGGTCATCCCTGGCGGCTTTGGGATGAGACCCGCTCGCACCATGCCGAAGAACCTGCGCTGCCGTCTACTCACTGCCGGCATACTTAAGCCACTCCAACACCTCATCCGGCGTCTGCGGTACACGTACAGCGCCCAACACCGGCGCGGGTCTGTCGCCGTGCCACAGCCATGGACCGGGTGCTTCTTGCTTCAACCTCAGCTCTTTGCGCAGCGACTCGAAGCTGAAGGGGTTCCACCTCAACTCCTCCTCCTCACGCGGTGGACGCACCAGCATCTGCATCGCGTACGCCAACGCATCCAGGAGGTCGTCATGCGCAATGGCGGGCCAGCCACGCAGCTCCGCCAGGAGGTCTTCGTGCGCCTTGTTGAGGTACAGTGAGCCGTTCGCAAAATACTCGTGCAGCGCCTGGATGCGGCCTTCCTTCGTCACCTTACTCGACGGCCTCAGTTCCACGATGGGGATAATCGTGTCTTCCCTGCGCATCGCCTCCCTGAAGGGCCACATCAACGCTTTTTGAAACATCACCGTCTCAAGCCCAACGCGCACAGGCTTCCAACGACGGTACACATCGAACACATTGTCGATCAGCTCGTCAATACCCCACCGACCCCGCCGCGCATCTACCACGTAGCGGTTATACGCACGGTCCTGTGCGACGGTAACGATGGCGCTGTAATCGCCGTGCTTCTTCTGCGAAATCGCGGGGTCGATCGCGGTCACACAACGCACCACTTCGGGTAGTGTGGTGTAGAAGCGGAACCACGCGGGGTCGAAGCTGCGCGCATCCTCGTGCACTGGGTCGTTCATGTACTGCGCGCTAAAAATGCGTGGTTGCTGTTGCTCGAGGATGCGATCAATCACCTCAGGTGTGAAACGCTCCGGCCAAATCGGCTTGCCGTTCTCGTACACACCCTTATACAACGCGGGGAGGAACCACTTCTCGTTTTGGAACAGGTACGCGATGAAGTCATCATACAACCAACGCGTACCTACGACCACCTGCTCGCCCAACGCGGGGTTGACGAACAGCGACGTGGCGTACTTGTGCCACTCGATGGTTTTCTGCACCAACTCATTTGTCACGAAACCATCCTCGGGCGCGAGGAGGTCGTCTTCAATGATAAGGTCGTAGTGCCGCGACACCACCGTGCCGCCTACACCAATCGCCTCGACGGTGGCCTCGGGCCAGTGCTGCGTGCGGTTGACCTCCATCTCCGTCTCGGTCCACTTCACATCTGACATTCGGGGAGGCACGATTTCGGGGAACAACCAGCGCAACACGCTGTTGGTCTCGATGTGGCTCTCAATGTTGCGCAGGAAGTGCGACGCGTTGGTCGCCGTAGCGTTGGCGATGAGGATGCGGATGTTGGGGTTCTTGCATACGCGCCACAACGTGTACCCGATGGTACACACGGAGGTCTTCAGATGACCGCGCGGTAGGACGATGAGCTTGTGCTGCCGCGGGGATTCGAGGTAACGGCACACAAGACCGTGCAGCGAGGGAGTCATGTCTTTGTAGCCCAGTACCAGCTTGCAGAAGCTGTACAGAGACGCACACACCTTCTGTCGGAGGAAGTTCCGGAGGTCACTCAGCGTGTTCATACAGCCTGTCCATAAGAAGTACCTCCCTCACCTGCGCTCTCCTCCTGGGTGAGAGGAGGCTGTATATGGTGAGGAGGAACCCCCTGGCTTGAGACCCGTGGAGGGACCACTGCAGACCTCCCCACGACGTCTTCGCGAAGCTCCCTCCGAACAACCTCTGCAGGCGCTCCAGAGGCCACGCGTCCTTCTGGCCTACCTTGGCTACGGGGGACGCTTGGAAACCGACGCTGCCCTCCCCCTCGAAGAAACCCGCAGCCCACCCAATGTCGACGGTGGTGGGGTGCTCGACCGCATGTGGGGTCGTTCGGCGGGGATGACGAGTGTTTCCGCGCGTCATTGGAGACGTACCCTCTCAGGAAGCTCCGTAACTCCGCCAGCGTCTGCATCGACGATGATCGTCCGCTCCTCTGACAACACGCGCTTCAACAGCTCAGCGAACTCGGGAGAGAGGATGTGCTCGTGCAGCTCGTGCACTCGCTCTACTGCCTTGAACCCAGCCCTGTCGAGGAGGTCTTGCGACGCGATCAGTTGTACTCGTTCACTGCGCGCGGTGTCACGAAGCTGCACGAGCCGTTCCAGCGACTTGGGCGCCTCTTCAGCCAAGCGGTCCGTCACCATCGCGGTGACGCGCTGCTGTAGCTCCTTACGCGCGTTCTCCAGCGCAGCGGCGAACTCTGGGTGCTTGGTCCACTGGTACACCAACGTGGGGTGCACACCTAGCTTCGTGGCAATCTCCTGTCGCGAAGCGCCTGCGAGCATCATCGCGATGGCTTCGTGGTGACGTGCGTCAAGCTTCATTGGGCTCCCACCATGAGTGGCCCGCGGCGCACACCCAACGCACGCGGCGCCCGTAAGTGTCCATCAACGAGGTTATGTCCGCCGCGGCGGGGCTGCCACAGCGCGTACACTTCATAGCGCCTCCAGCACCACGATCCTCACCGTTTTCCACCACTCTTCCGCTGGAGCTGACACCGCTGGTTGACCGTCGTCCCGGTCGTACTGCCACCCGTCCTGCGCACGTACCCGCCTCCACGTACGCTCCTGCAACTCAACGCGGACCGCCGTGGCGCTTTGCGGGCACCAGCGCAAGCGCACTTCCCAGTGCCACGCGTCGTCCAGCGGGATCCGCTCCGTCCAGAGGACCACGCACAGCAGTGCGCAGATAGCGAACCGTGTTGCCCCATCTGTTGTATTATACACGCACAGGTAAGCGGTAATCAACTGGTCTTTCTGCGCGTAGCGTCGTGCGCGTAGCGTCGCGCGCGCAGCGTTGTGCGTTGTGCGTCGTGCGCGTAGCGTCGCGTTGCGAGCAGGCAGTGGACCCGCGAATGTTTTTTGGGGTATGTATAGGGAGGTCACATTTCGAGGTGGGTTGCTCTCAAAAGGGGTGGCCCACCCTGGGGTGGTTCTCCCAGCGCTCCAGAGAACCGGCAGAAAGGAGGTGAAATCACAATGGCCGACTCTCAGGAGCGCCCCACCAACCTTGAGGGTCTTGATCCCAAGATCCTTAAGGCGGTGGAGAACTACCTGAAGCGCCAAGCCTATAACAAGGCTTGGCGTCAGCGGACCGGCTACAACCGGCGCCGCTGGCAGGAGGAGAAAGCCCTCCTGCAGCGTGCCCGGGAGCTGGGTCTGCTGTAGTTCCCACTCCCACTCCCTTTAACCCCTAGCCCGCGTTGCCGGGTACGGCGGATGAGGGGCGCGGGAGAGCCACCCCATCCCACCATAAGGTGGGATGCCAAGTTCACAGGTAACACCGCCACCTGATCGGGCTCCAAAGTTGAGGCGCACATGCGCGCCGCCCAGCGCAATGCGTACGCATACCAACGAGACGTAACCCATTACAATGGGTCGCGCCTCGCTGGAACCTCCTGAGGAAAGGAGGTGATCACATGCCTCAGGAGTGCTGCGTCGCCGAGGTGCGCCGGCTGATCGAGGAGTTCCTCAACCTCCTCGATCTGACGGTGCATGACGGGCACGCAGTCCCCGAAGTGTGGGCAGACTTCGGGAGCTGGTGCCTGCGCCACCTGGTGGCACACCGGCGCCACCACACGAACTAACCCACGAAAGGAGGTGACACCGATGGAGAAACGGTGCCACTGGCACTGGGAAATCCTCGACCTCCTCCGCACCACGCTGGAGGAGGAATTCGAGGAGAGCGACCCCAGAATGATCGCCCTCCTCGAAATCGAGGAGCTGGTAGCAGACTGGTGCTGCCGGGACCACCCTGAGCAGCATCAGTAACCCGCGGGCCGCGCATGCACACGCGGAGGAAGGAGGTGAGATGATGACCACCGCACCGCTCGAGTGCGAGCGGTGCCGCCGCCTGGAGGAGCTCCTCTGGGAGATGCATAAGCATCTATTCCCAGGGGAGTACGGCCTCGGGGAGGACATGCTCCCCGACGACGAAGCGTGGCAAGCCGTCGGGGAGATCCTCGAGGCCGCCCTCGAGGTGCTGCGGCGCTAGCCGCACACGGGGCCACGGAAACCGCACCCCGTAAACAACGCGGAACCACCCCACCGCAGTAAGACCCCCGTGCGCACACAGGGGTAATTGTGTGTTGCTGGGCAGGGGTAACCACCCGTCTGCCTTTAAGCTGTCCCCTGGGTTGCGGGTCGCATAACAACGCTGCAATGCTTCGTGCAACGCTACGCACTGCAATGCAACGCGTTGCATTGCTGCGCACTCGCGTACCGACGTCTGTCTATGTCTTCTGACGCTCTATAAGGAAAAAGGCCTTGAGAGAAAAAATATAGAAAAGAAAGAGAAAGAGAAAGAGAAAGAGAAAGAGAAAGAGAAAGAGAAAGAGAAAGAGAAAGAGAGAGAGAGAGAGAGAGAGAGAGAGAGAGACATTTCCAGCCTTTTTCTTAATAGAGCGTCAGAAGACATAGACAGACAGCTCTCCTTTCTGCTCGCTACACGACGTAAGCGAACTCAGCTAGCGAGCTACGCCAGCGAGCTAAAAGAACACTTGACTACCAATTGATTCCATGCTATACTAAACACAAGGAGGTCACATCATGGACGCACGACACGACGCCCAACGCGCGAAGTGGTCAGCGCTGCAGCCTTGCTCAGCTTGCGGGTATCTGCGACGCGAATACGGCGCTCAGCGCGGCTGTCAGCTCTGTGCGCGCTCATGCCGCATTTGTGGGCAAGAACAACTCACCCCCGACGCACTCGTCCACGGTTGGTGTATGCAGTGCATTGAAGCCTTCCA